TCATCTAACCATAAAAAGGTTTGTGGTCTGAATATGATTTTAGCAGGAAACTTAATTTCATAGGTTTTAATATCTAAGGATTTCATACATTCATAGCCTATTTTTGTAAGTCTTAATGAACGTGCTTGATAAGATTCTCGTACATTTTGCCACCAACTAAAATAAGCCGCTTTTATACTTTCATCGTGTAATGGTTGTTCTTTGAGTGTAAGGAAGGTTCGAGTGTAGGCTGTCTTTGTGTCCATACACTTAATTATCTAGTGTATTTGTCGCCTGATTTTAAAAGGTAGACAGCAAACTTGTCTGTTTGATGTTGAGCATTTAATTTTTTAACCAAGTTTTCTGCATGGCCTGGATTAGAGAATGATACTTTCTTGTATTTTGGACCTGGGTAGTTTGCCACCAAACTAGACGACTTTAAATTAATAGGTTTACCATCATAAAACACCGCCCAAATGCCTTCTGCCGCAAGGACTTCGTCCATTTTATAGGTAGTTTTATTACTGTGCTGTAGTAACACTGTTGGCTTTGGTCTGCTCATAATACAACATATATTTACCAATAATTGTATTACTATTTGTCACCGTGAATTATGAGATGGAATCGCGGAACGTTGCTATTATTAACAACGGTGTGATAATTTACTAGATCTAATTCATAAGCAGTGCCGGGTTTGAAATCCACCACCCCATGATTCTGTAGATAGAATTTGCAGTCCTTGGGATTGGTTATAGCAACATTCACGTGATAATGTAATATTCCTAATTTGCTGTGCTTTTGATCCTGGTGCACGTTGATAAAACTTTTGCCAAGCAAATACATTATCCTAACACGATCAAAACTTTTGTAACCTAAGGACTTTAGCCATTTTATTGTGACCGGCATGTTCTCTAATGCTTCGGGCGTCCAATCATGCCCTAAAAAATCAGGATAGTAACTGTCCTCTTTTGTTCTTTTGTAAGACTGCCCGTGTATGCAGAATGCTCTCCAGCCAATGCCCGACTCTGACCGATGTATTTGTAAGTATTTTTTAATATTTTGTATTTCATTATATATGTCCTGTACAGGAACATTGAGTTCGACTTTTCTACAAGCAGGATTGTCTGTGTTAATATTCCGGTATGCTTTTTGTTGTATAAATGACCTTGTGCTTGGTGCCAGCATGGCATAAGCATCTGATATGTAGCACTTGGCAAAGTAATATTTAAAATTAAATATGTTTGAAATCAATGCTTTACCCAAATGCACATTAGGCAGTTGTGTAATAAGATTTCCATTTTGTACTTTAACATTCTTTTCAGAATTCCATTTCCAATCTGGATCATATTTGTTTTTGAGCATCTCAAAATTTGCATTTATTTTTTCAATAAACTCGTTCTTGTTGGAAATTAGTTCCTTGTTTGAATTTTGGGTCTCGTTTAGATTAACGTGGAAATGTATTATTTTGTTTTTTGTTATAAAGTTATAAACAAATTCACCATAATTTTCTCCATTCCATTCTTGCAGTAATAATTTTATAAATGCCACTTGCACTTTACTGATATCAAATATATTCACATTGCCTTTTTGAAACATCCAATGAACACCACCACCTGTCATATGTACATCGGTTTTTAATTTAATCATTTCGTTATTAAAAATCCATAATGTGTTTTCAATCATTTTGTAATATTCATTAAAGTTTACATCATATGTTACGTTTGCATCATATTTTTCAGCATCATTTGGTATTGCAATATCGTTCCAGTCTTCAACTATCCTAATGTCTTCTCCTGTAGGTGCACCCCATTTATCAAATGCCTTATCGGCATATATTTTGTGAAACGCAGGGCCGTCTTTTATTACAATCATGATTCTATTCTAACAAATTTATACCCTGTTAGATCCTGTTTGTTGCTTGTATGTGCTAACAAAGGTGCACTATACTGATGTATTTCTGTGTAATCTTTTATTTTATGTTCTAAAATCCAATCTTTTTTGTATTGATTAAACCATTGAATAAAATCTGGTGGAAACTTTTTTGGTGTGATATCTTTAAGACTAATAAAAAACTTTGCCCTTAATGTTTTGTGTGGTTTGCATAATTCATTAATACGTTTTTGATCGTTTGGTTCTTTGTTGCTCCAATATTTGAATGGTTTTTTTCCTAATTCTGCCCATGGTTGGTATATGTTGTTTTGTTCTAGTTGATCAGCATAGTAAGAATGACAATCAAACTGTTCGGTTAATGGTCCTTCCTTAATGCCCCAACCAATTTGAATGGCTTCAGGCCTGTGGTGGAGCATCACCCCATGCCTGTGGTTCCAGGCTCTCCCGTTTTTCTCTGCCGGTTGCTCGTTGTAATGAATTGAGTGATGAAACTTATACAATATAGTATGATAATCTTTCTTTTTAATTAATTTTTCATGCTGTTGTTCATAAATTTTATGTAGTGTATTGTATGTGCTTTGGTTAAAAGTATCAAATTGTATAGGTTCTAAACCTGCGAATTCGCAAAATTGTTTGTATAGTTGTTGTATATCAGACACATTATCAATGCCTGACTCAATAGGGTCAATGGGCACTCTCTTTAGATGTTTGATTTTATTTGCCCATTTTTCAGAAAGTGCTGAGTGATGTAATTCATAATCAACATCTATTTGGTGATTATCTTTATTTTTTAAAATTATCTTGAAGTTATTCTTTGTCACCAAACGTACCCCCATCCATTTCAATGTTCATTGTTTGTGCTTCTTTAGCAGTTTTTAATGCATCAATAATTTCGTCTTGAACGTGTACTAGTCTTGCAAGTACTTGAGTTAATGAATCGGCTAGTTTATCGGCTTCCGCGGCCGGTAATATAATTTGTTTTTGTCCTTGTTGACGTAGAGTTCTTATTCTACCTAACAAATCTTCAATTGGACGGGTTTGAATCTTGGAACTTTTTGATTGCATTGTTTAATACCTGTTGCATTTCTAGTTTAGTTTTCATTGGACCTTTGTATTTGTATCTAGATAGTGTAATCATTTTTGGACAATATGCTTTTCGCCATCCTTTTTCAAAACAAATTATATAATATCCTGCACAAAATTGACTTTTTGATTTTGGTGTTTTTGTATATACAGGTAATTGTTTTTGTACGTCAAACATTGGATTATAAGGATGTTGGCTACAAGGGTAACCATAGACGTCAAAGTTATCTTTTTGTATTTCTTCTTCAGGTTTTTTAACATTTGATTCATCAAATATTCCAAATCCAAATTTTGTAAACAAACTTTCCTGCGTGTGGAAGACTTCTTTGCTATGTTGTTTACTAAGAAATATCCATCCATTGTTTTCTTTTTTCTGAAGGGTGCCTAACTTTTGTCCGTTTTGCTCCACTATCCAAAATTTATCCTCGACTAACGTTTTTGCTCTTACTGTCATAATACTAGCCTCGCATTAAAGGGCTCTACGTATAGTTGAGCCTGCTCACTAATTCTATTTAAATCATACTTGGCACAGAACCTCATGAATCTGATTCCAACTTGATCTATACTTTTATTTTCTGCCTTAGCCTGTGTAATCGTTTGATCTAGTTCTTCTACAATGGCTTCTGGTTGTGCGTGAAGATCTACTAATAACTTGTTTCTTTCGTAATCGTCAATTACTCTATGTTCAGTACCTTCTGTATCAATCCATTTAGATAACATTATATTATTCCAAGTATATCCTTTTTCATTACGATCTGCAAATGCTTCTTGCAATCCTATTTTATTTTTAGTACCTTTTGTTCTTACACCCGGATATGCACTAAAAATATTATCTGAAGGATCACCACGCATACTTTTTTCAAATATAATCCATTCAATATCTGGTGCACCTTTTGGTGCTTTAGTTTTTTTATCTATTACAGGATTGCTTTTATTATCAAACCATCCTTCGTGTGTAATAGTTGTTTCTGTAATACCGTTATATTGTTTAACATTTTCGTTTACAAGTTGATTTAAATCTTTGTCTGTGCTTATAATAACGTGTTTGTCATTTGGATGTTTGTCTATCCAACGTGCAATTAAGTCATCTGCTTCGGCACGTGGGTTTTGTAGTACTGTAACATTCGTTTTTGTTTTTAAAAAGTCAGTAAAATCATCATAACACTCCCAAAAAACTTTGTTTTCGTCTTTTTCTTTATCACTCATCGCTTCGAATATTTCTTTTCTGTTTCTTTTGTATGGAGCATAATGATCCTTACGCCAACTTCTGCCTTCTAAACAGAATACCATATGTGTACCATTAAAGTCTTGCCATGCTTTTTTAATAGAGTTCATAGTGATATGGATAGCCATACCTATTTTTTCAGACGTGTCTCCTCTAATTACATGTCTAGCACGAAAAAATGTGTTTGCTGTATCAACTAATATGTGGGTCACTTTACCCCCAAAAGTCTTTATCAAATGGTTTTGGCAGTTTTGCTTTAATTGGTTTCCATATTTTTATTTCTATGTCACCAATAAATTTAGGTCTCGGAATAAACCAACCAATTAATATTCCTAAAATTATGTAACTCATTATGATATCTCCGTTTTGCCGTCTACTGTTCTATTAATTTGAACATATCCAGAATTAATGCTATCAATACCTTGCTCATTACCTATTGTTCTACAAAGTGTTTGAAACCATCTGTCAACTATTTCTTCATCTGATTGACCAAGATATCCGTGTTGTTTTAAATTGTTAACAAATTCGTCATTCCAATCTAATTCAAAAAATCCACTACGAGGATTATCTGGATTAACTTTCATATTTAGAACTTTAACCCAAGGCTCTTCGCTTTTGGTAGTTTTCGTTTTTGTTCTTGGTTTTGTTGTTTTCTTAACTTTCATTGTTTTATTATAGTTTGTTTTTCCTTTTTTTGCAATCATT